GGGGAGGGTGTCTGCCACTTCGATGGCGGTGATGGCCTTGTCGCCGATGTCGGGCCCGATGAAGGCGTACTTGGTGTTGCCGGCGGTGATGATGAGCACTTGGACCGTGGGCCGTGGCACGAGGCCCGCGATGAGCCCCTCGAACGCCGGGGTCACTGGGGCTCTCCTTGCCATCCTGGCCCTGTCCTGCCTTCTTTGATGCCCAGGTCCAGGGCGAGGCGCTCGACCTCATCTTCAAGCTGCCTTCTCTGGACCCTGAGGTGGTGCACTTGGTTGGCCAGGTACTCCATGGAGTCCGTCTGCACTTCGATGCGCCGGCGCAGGGCGGCGATGTACTCCCGGGTCTCCAGGCAGTCGATGGGGCGTGGGGGTTCTTCGGTGGAAAATTCAGCGGGTCGCATGTTCAGCTCCTTTTGCTACGAAGTTCTCTGTCCCTGGCCAGGGCCAGCATGAGGCGGTTGGGGTATTTGTTGGTGGACATGGCGCGGCTGATGTAAATCTCCACGGTCCGCGGCGAGATATCCAGTTTACGGGCCACGAGGTCGGTCTGTCCAAGCTCGCAGATGGCGTTGAGGATTTGCTCCTCGCGCGGGGACAGGATCAATTTTTTCGGCATCTCAGTTTCCCTTGTTTGCTTTGTTTGCTTTGTTTGGGCAGTCCCGACCTTGTTCGCAGTCGTTGTTGCAGGGCGGGCAGGGTGGGTAGTCGGGCAGGAAGTCGTCGCGCGGTCCGTGGTCCTGTTCCCAGTCGGCGTGGAACGCCCACAGGATGACCAGGATCACCGGCACGAGGGCCAGGGCCCCCATTATTTCGGGGCTTGTCATGTCTGCCCCCATGCCTTAGTTGCTTCTTCACGCAGTTGGGAAATCAGCTTTTCAACCTCACCCCAGTTGCGTAGGTACTGCTGATAAAACGGATCGGCATCTTGTCCAAAACCCACAACAGGTGGATCAACAGGGCCTATGTAGCCGCCAAGCCCATGAATTGCTTTCACAACATAAGCTTCATGCCCATAACCTCCGCTACGAATTTCTCGCAATTCTTTGTCGTAATATGCTTGTTGTTCAGGGGTCATGTCTTCTCCATTGCTTTTTTCAGGGCGGCTTCCTCTGCTTTGCGCCTCGCCAGCCACTTCCCATGAGAGACTTTCAGGTAGCGGCGTCTGCTTGTGTCGAACCTGCTGCTTTTAGGCTCGATGTCGGGGGGCGGCTCCAGCAGGGCGGTGCGAATTTGCTCTGCGTCCGCGCCGATCAGTCGGGCGTAGTCCTCAAACGCAGAGGTCTTGCTGAACAGCCAGTCAATGGCGGCGAAGTTCTCGGCGCCGGTTGCCTGCCTGCTGGAAGCGTCCTCAATGGCCTGGGCAATGACCGCGGCCAACAGGCGCGCGCAGGCCACTGTCTGCGGATGCGCGGAGGGGTTGGATGAAATAAAGTCGATCATGTGTTGTTCTCCTTGAGTTTGGCTTCCAATGCTTTGCCAAACTGCACTTGCCCCCAAGGCATTGGTGCGCCTCGGTGTTTCTTTACCATTTCAAAGTAAATTTGTTCAATTTGCGTATCCGTCAGCCCAACCCACTCCCGTTTGGTAGGTAAGTCATACTGGCGGGGGACATAGACCACCTTGTCAGGGTCTGCTGGGTGGGGCTTAAGCGGCATGTTGTTCTCCCTGAGCATCTTCTCAGCGTCATAGAGCAGATCGCGGTACTGGTAGTCGTACTGGTTGATCTGCTCGTCTGTGAGCCCGACCCACTGGCCCTGTGCGGATGGGGATGCCTTAAGTTCGTCGATCCGCTTTTGCATATTCGCCGCCATTCTTAAACCCGATAGCTCGCAGATGAGGTCGTCACAGAACTTTGTCAGTCGCTCGATCTCCGCATGCTGACGGCGCAGTTCGGCTGCTACGTCATAGTCATTTGGATATTCAGCATTTTCCATAGCATCAGCCAGTTGCAGAGCCTTGGGTTGTTGAGTCATGTCTTCTCTCCTGTGATGCCGTGCGCGGCTTCGATGGCGCGGGCAAACTCAATCTGCTTTTCGTCACTGCAATAGTTGACCAAAGTGATTTTGCACTGCTCGATGATCTGGCCGATCCGCTCCTTCGTCAGCGATTGGCGCTGTGCTTCGGGTGGGGTGGTGTAGAGAGGCTTAATTTCAGCGTGATCGCCTTTGTATCCCGCCATCTTCAGAGCCTCGTCGTACTCTTGAGGCAGGTACAGGTCATGCGCGTTCCACCCCTCAAACACAGCCCACGCCACCGGCTCCTGCTTCTCAGCGGCCTCGATGGCGGTGCGCAGGGCGGTGATGGCTGTCTTCACCTTGCCTTCGTCATAAACCTGCACCATGCCAAAGTCATCTTCACTACACCACTCGTCTTCGGCGCAAGTCTCCAATGCCTCCAGCGCCTGCTTCATTGCTTCAATAGTCATGCCAAGTCCTTCCACTTCCAGCCAAAGGCCTGCTCAGTGTTCTTGATCTGCTCGTCCGTGGGCCTGTGATAGATGTAGAACGTGGTGCTCGGTCCGTGGCCCTCGTCTGGTGATGGGTCAATCACCCAGGCCCCTACTGACTTCGGCGGCTCGTAGAACTTGTAGACGGTTGTCGGGTCGATGCGCTGCTCATTTTTCTGCCATGCCATGCCGAACATCGTGACGTCGGCCAGAATGTCCTGCGCGCGCTGCTCCGCGGTCCGTGGCCCGGTATCCTGGCCGCACTTTTGGCACCGCATGGCCATGGTCGCGTCACTGGTGAAATGCCAGTCGTGTTTGCAGTCAGTCATGCTTGGGCTCCCCTTGGCCGCAGCCCTTCTCCCACACTGCGGTCAGCAAGTCGGCGGCGCAGTTGAGGCGGAAGATCAGGGCCGGGTGCAGGTGCTCGTCGAGTCCTGAAGCGTATCCTTTGAGCCACTCGGCGGTGGTCAGATAGAGCAGGTGGTTGTCGTCCATCAGAACTTCTCCTTAAAGAAGCGGTCGATGATCTGGGCCAGCTCGTCGAGGTGAAACTCCCCGCCTTCACCGCTGGCAGCGCTGATCCAGATCATGCCAGGCCGCTCGCCTTGCTTGAGGGTGTAGCCGCCAATTTGGACCTCATCGCCGTCCTCCTTGGCCGCGGCGTGCTTCTCGCACTCCTCCCAGACGTACGAGGCGTTTGCGCGGCCCAGATACTGCTGCTCGCGCGTGCTCAAGTCTTCCCACCATTCTTTAAAAGTCATTTTTCCCTCGCCTTCAGCATGAAGTCAGCCATTATGTAAGCATCAACAGCTATCAAGGATGGCATCCCTTCTGGGTCATTTACCTCATCTTCTTCAAACGAAGTGGCTGCGTCGTAGTGGCGCAGAATTGCCTGCATCGCTTTAGCCGCGAAGTAGTCCCTGAGCGTCATGCCGGGCATATCGGAAGCGCCATCTGGTACTGGAAACGCTGGGCCGCCTGTGTTGTCGCTCATAGCCGTATCTCCAGTGGTTTCTCGTCAGAGTCCTCGCTGACGTACTGCGAGAACAGGGTGATTTCGATGGTGCCGTCAGGCGTCTCAATCACCAGCTCCCGGTTGGCGGCCAGGGCGCCGTTGCTGCGGTGCTCTTTGATGGGGCCCACGCTGATCGAGGTGACCTTGTGGATGCTGAGGTTGAAGTTTTTGCTCATCGCTCCACCCCTTGCAGCTCGTCGGCCACCAGTTGGGCGTAGCCGGCAATGTCAACCCAGCTATCGACGTGGTCCGGGTCACCGTTGACGATGCGGCCGATCTTGTGGGCGATCATCTCCAAGGACTCCCATTGGCTATCAGTGAAGGTCTTGTTGTGCAGACGGGCATGCTCTGACATCGCGCGCTTGATGTCCTGCGTGATCTTGGCGTGGCCAGAGAACTTGCCGTAGCGGCTGCCGCGGTCCGTGAGCAGCGCAACGACGCCCCCGCCCTCGTGGACGGTCAGCGTGGTCGGTGCCTCTTCTTGCTGCACCGGTGCCTCCACTGGAGCCTGTGCCGCTCCCTCTTGGGCGATCTTTTCGGCTTGCTCCTTGATGTGCTTGAGCACCACGTAGACCACGGGCGCTGAGACGCCAAACTTCGTGGCCACGTCCTTGGCCTTGGCGTTGGGGTTCTTGGCCAGGAACTCGCGGACCTGGGCGGTTTTGGATTTTGCTTTTGCAGTTTTCACGGGGGTTCTCCTTAAGTGGTTGGAGGTCAGGGAAGAAGCTTGGCGACGTACGAGCCGGCCGCAAAGACGGCAAGTCCATATACCAAGCAGAGGGAAAAGGTGGCCAAGGGGCGCTTCTTGGGGATGCCCAGCAGTCCTGCTTGAACGAGCTCCTCGTCGCTGTTGAGCTGCGGGAGAGGCTTGTTGTATTGCAGGCCAATGAGTACCTTGCCGGTGTTGTAGTAACGCCCACTGGCAGCTAGGGCTTTAAAGACATCGGGGTTCAAAACGGTGCCTCCTCAAGTTCTTCGACAGGCGCATCGGGGCGCTTCAAGAATTCTTCAGGTGCCTGCTCAGACGGCATGACCCAACGAGTGCCATCCCACTGAGGGAATGGCCAGGGCCAGGGCTGTAACTTGGGGCTCATCTTCTTTCTCCTTTCTGTTCGTGGAAACTCTATCTTAGCGACTCCAATTCTTTTGTCAACTCCTCAACTCTTTTTTCTGCTCTCAGCCACGCTTCACGCCACAAATGGCTCTCGTCAATCTTGTCTGCCGCGGCTTTAAGGTACGGTCTGATAAGGGAGTGGCTTGGGTACTTGGCCAGGTCGCGCAGGATATCAGATAGCTTCATGACTGGGACTCAAGAAACTCCTCCTCCCAGAGCAGCTTCTGGGCCTCGGAGATGCTGTTGGTGATGTCGACATAGCGCAGCTTGTTGCTCGGCCCAATCACCGGCAGCATGACGCGTTTCAAGTGTAGCTCCGCAGGCATTTCCATGCCTGTGAGCCTAATCTCTTCCCAGAACTCAAAAGTGAGTTCTACGGGCAGGGATATCTCCGTCTGGTACTTCATCGGGGGCCTCTTTCTTTCTGTTCTCGTTGATACGTTTAAGGGTAAGTGACTCTTGGTGCGCCTTCTCGAATGCGGGCTTGATCATGTTCACCAGCAATGAGCTCTTGGTGGCCTTGTAGAACAGGCTCATCTCGTGAAGCATGAAATACAAGTCCTCCGGCACAGACACGCTGCGAAAGCGGCTGCCGGCGCGCTTGGATGGCGACGCGCGCATCTCCTGCCAGCGGTCCTTCTTTGGGCGGCCGTTCTTCTTCGGCCTGCCCCTTTTGCGCTTGCGCACGTAGGGCTCCGGGAAAGCCGGAACCACTTTGTTTTTAACCCATGTAGGCATGATTCTCCTTTCTGTGGAAAAAGAGGCCAGGCACAAGGCCTGGCCGAACTAGAGGTTTCCCCCAAGGGCAACTGCAAGAAGCCCTGGGGCAATTATGCCGCGGCCCCCCAGCTCGGTCCAGTCTCAACGTCCACTCGACTGGGCACTTCCAGGTTCACGGCCTTGGCCATGATGTCTGCAGCCTCGCGGGCCTCCTCAATGCTCTTGACCGACAGGGCGATCTCATCGTGCACTTGCAGGCGGATGTCAAAGCCAGCCTTGGCCAGCGCCACCATGCCTGCCTTGGTCTGGTCGGCGGCAGACCCCTGGATGAGCCTGTTGAGGCCCTTGTAGGTGCCTGCACGCTTGATCCGTGAGCCGTATTCAATGACTGCCTGCTCGCGCGGCAGCGCCTTGTTGACGCCCCACTCCACTGGCTCCCAGAGCGGGAAGCGGCATTTGCGGCCCAGGAGCGTGCGGATTGCCCCGCCCGAGGCCGGATGCTCGATGCGCTTCATCACCGCGTCCACGGTGCCCTTGAGGAAGGGGACCTTGCTGTGGAAGGTGGCGATCAGCTCGCTGGCCTCGTCCAGGGGCAGGTCAAGGCTGTTGGCCAGCTTGGCCTTGCCCATGCCGTACATCAGCCCCAGGCCGATCGTCTTGGCCGCCTTGCGTTTGATGCCGGCCATGTCCGCGACCATTTGGTGGAAGTCGGTATCGGGGTTTTCCTTGTACGCGTTGGCCATCTTCTCGGCACCCGGCAGGTCCAGCAGTGTGGCATAGTGCACCAACAAGCGCGGTTCCTGCGAGGAGAAGTCATTCGCCGCCCAAAGCTGACCCTCCTCCGGCAGGAACAAGCCCCGCACCAGCGGGCCAATCACCTCGTGCCGGGCCGGCACCTGCTGCAGGTTGGGGTTGGCCGCCGACAGGCGCCCGGTGACCGTGCCGCCCTCTTCGTTGCGCATCTGGTTGAAGTGGGTGTGAATGCGCCCGTCCTTGGCGCTGTGGCGCAGGTAGGGCTCCAGGAACGTGCCGTGGGTCTTGTTGAGCTCCCGAGCCTCCACGATCATCTTGGCCATGGGGTGCTCGTGCGTGTCCAGGAAGCTCTTGGTAAAGCTCGGCGCGCCCTGGGCGGTGCGTGGGTACTGGATGCCCAGCTTGTCAAAGGCATGGGAGATGCTGGCCGCGGCCCAGATGTCCACCTTCACGCCGGCCTGGTTCTTGATGTACTTGAGGATGTCCTGCTCCTTGGTCCGCATCTCTTCCATCTTGGCCTCGCACTCAGCGCGATTGAAGCGGATGCCCTTGAGCGTGATATCCACCAGCACCGGCAGCACCTCTGTTTCAAGCTGGAAGATCGACTCGACCTCGTCGTTGCGCATTAGCGCCTTGAAGTGGTGCCACAGCTTGAGCGTGAGCGCTGCGTCCTGCTCCGCGTACTCGCCCACGTGCATGGCCGGCAGGCGCCAGAGCTCCTTCTTGGCGTGCACGCCAAAGTCCTGCGCCGCTTCCTTCAAGCCCTGTTCGCTCTTGATCTCCTTGAGGTAGTCAAAGCCCAGGCTGTTCAAGGCGTAGCTGAAGCGGTTCTCGTCGAGCAGCGGCGCGGCCAGCATGGTGTCGTAGATCGTGCCGTTCACCTCGAAGCCGGCGGCTCGCAGCCAGCCGAGGTCGTAGGCGGCGTTGTGCATGATCTTGTCTGCTGGCGTTGCGAGTACATCTCGCATCCAGCGATCAACAATCCGGCGATCAAGGTTACCGCCACCGCCATGAGCAACAGGAAAATAGCCTGCCCAACCGTCGACGGCCACAGCGTAGCCCACAATGTAACCGTCGTTGCGAGGCCAGCCAGGGCCCATTGATTCCATGTTGGGATCACACGTTTCGAGGTCAATTGCAATCTCCTTTGCTTCACTGAGGTTGGGAAATGACTGGGGCGGCACCCACTCGGAAATCCGGGGGAACATGGACATGGTCTTGGTGTCGCGCTTCATAGTCGAAAGCCTTTTTGCTCATTCTTGGGCAGCACAACATGCAGTGTCTGCTTGGCGCGGGTGATGCCCACGTACAGCAGCCGGTTGATGTCGTCGGAGTTCTTGTCGTAGTCCTTGGCGAACTTGGTGGACAGGTCCGTGAGCAGCAGGACGTTGTCCGCCTCCCCGCCCTTGGCGCCGTGGATCGTGGACAGCTTGATTGGCACGTGGCCCGTGAGCCGTGTGTTGCGGCGCAGGAGCGAGATCAGGTAGTCGCGCCGCTCTTCGCTGATCTTGGTCAGCGCCTTGTGCCAGATTTCTGTGGAAAGAAGCCCATGCTTTTCTTTCAACAGATCGAGCGTGTAGCTGACGGTCGTGTCGGCCGTGCGTAGCATCTTGTGGCCGTGCTTGATGCAGCTGCTGTCGAGGTACTTGTAGACGTGCTTGACGACCGGGTAGGGCACCTCGCCGCCCTTGCGCAGCTTCTCCCAGCCCAGCACCGCGGTGAGCACTGCCTCGCTGACGCTGCGTTGGCCGTGGCGCTCGAACAGCAGGCCCTGGCTCTTGATCCAGTCGTGCATGTCGGTGAGCATGTAGTTGGTGCTGGCCAGGATGAGCCAGTTGCCGGCGGTGATGTCGACCTGCTGGAAGTCGTTGTAGTAGTGGACGCTGCCCGCCTCCTCGCGGGCCTTCCAGACCTTGGGCTGGCGCTTGCGGATGCGGTGCACCACGCGATCGGCCAGGGCGTGCACCTTGGCCGGGACGCGGTAGGACTGGTCGAGGACCTTGATCTGGCCCTCGAAGTTCAGGAAGCTGTCGACGTCTGCTCCGGCCCAGGTGTAGACGGCCTGATCGTCGTCGCCTGCCAGAAAGCAACGCTGGGCGCGCAGTGCCAACTGCTCGACCAGCCTCCATTGCAAACGCGAGAGGTCCTGCGCCTCGTCAATGATCAGGGACTCCAGGCGCGGCAGGCGCTCGGGGAACTGGCAGGC